TTACGCCGGCAAAACTAGTAGTAGCTTTAATCTTCATAAAGGCACCTCATTTCATTATTACGCCATTACCAGGCAGGAAATTTTCTGCTCGTTTTCGATTTTTGCATCAGCTTCTACCCAGCCAACTACACCCAGAGCGTGCTGTGTCGCAAATTTTTCTCGCAGTACTTCAATGTTGATGTCTTCGGATACTTTTACTGCCAGACCGCTCATATCTCCATAGTAAACAACGGTTTTGCCCGTTGCAATTTCAGGCATATTTTCAGATGTATAAACATCTTTGCCGAACAATGTGTAGCCCCATTTTGCGTTTGCATCTTTGTTCAAAATGTAGTTGCCCATTTCATCTTTCAGTTTGCGGATTGCTGTTCTGGTTTTTTTGTTCATAATCCAGATTGCATCTGCCTGGTAAACGTCCGGCACTTCTTCCTGTACGTCAATCAGTTCATCTGTTGTGATTGCTGCTGCAGATGCCGCAGTTACTTTCTGTTTTGTTGTGGACAGACCTGCGATTTTTTCTGTGGTGCCTACCAGCAGTTCTTTTTCCAGCCATCTGCTGATAGCCTCTGCCATTGCGTTGATTACAAAGTCAACAATATCAAAATCGCTGTTGTTTACCAGAGATTTAGAAACTTTAGTCAACGCACCTGCCAGATATCCTTTCAGTTCGATGGAAGCGAATTTGCCGGAACTGGATTCCAGTTCGGTAAACTCTGTAGCATATGCCACTGTGATAGTCTGTGCACTTTCATCGTAGTACGGAATGTTCAGTGTGCCTTTTACATTGTAGCGTGTTGCTCTCTGGTAAATTGGACAGATATCATATACCTTTTTAATGATTTTGTTTGCAATGCTGGTTGGAATTACTGCACCGTTTTCGCCGGTTGTCAGATTTACATCTGCACGCTGTTCCACGATACCGCGAATATAGTTGGCAAAAGCACGTTCTTCCAACTGTTCTTTTGTTTCATCTTCCGAAACGGTGATAGTTTTTTCTTTGATGCCTTTTGCACGTGCTTCCGCTTCCAGAGTAGCGTCAATGGCTTTGATTTTAATTTCGATTTCGTTGAAGCGTGTCTGTTCCTCTTCGGTCATTGCACGTTTCTCTGCTTTTGCAGTATCCAAGATACCCTGCATTTCTTCGTGCAGATCCGCACGCTGTTCTGTCAGTTCTTTTTCAGTTGCGCGGTACTCAGGTGTTCTCATACCTGCCATCATTCTTGCAATTGCTAATTTCGCTAAATTCATAATTCATTTCCCCTTTCAAATTTTAGGTATAAAAATAGCCGGGTTATTTACCCAGCGCCTTAATTCTTTCTTCGTATTCGGAATAATCAATGCCTGTATTGTCATATGTCACAGCCCGGCATTCTTCACCGCGACATTCTTTTACTACTTCGCCTTCTGCTCTCTGTTCTACAGATGTACCTGTGTATGCCGGAGTCATTCTCTCATCAATCAGAGACACCTCGAATATATCTAAATCATCTACCAGTCGGCGCGGGACATTGTTTGCCCGTTCTTCCACTTCGTCATGATTTACATACATGCCAAAGGACCAGCCTTTCAGCTTATTGTCTCTGGCTTTCTGAATCACTTCCGCATCCGTCACCCTGGCAATAGCGCGAAGACCAATATTGTCTTCAAACAGTTCCAGATTTCCGGCTTTTACTGAGCCAAGATTCCTGCCTGTATCATGATTCAGGAGCATATCAACATTTTCAGCACGTTCCAGCGCCTTTCGAAAGGTGCCCGGAACAATCTGCTCAACGCAGCGGCCATACGGTGTAATAATGGTTTTACTGTCTCTCCCTACAGCGTTTACATAGCCATCCAGCAGCACTTCATCATTTCTGATTTCAATTCTCAAGATTCTCACCACCTTTCATGGTTTTATTGGTATTCGGCGTGTAAATTTCGCCACTCTTCGGATAATAAAGCACGTCATTCAATCCCATTTTGATGAATTCAAGGCCTAACGGCTCCATATCCTCCAAATACCGAATCTCGTCAATTTGAATAAAGTTGGCTTCGATTGCTGTTTTGTATGCTTCATATCGCGTTTTGATATCGCCTTTTGTAATTTCTTTGGTATCAAACGCCCAGTAATAGGTTTTTGCGCTTTTCTTTTCGCGTTCCAGAAGAAAATCACGATTCAAAGCACACTCAATAGTACGAATCACTGGCATAACTGCCAGTTTAAACCCTGTTACATACTGTTCTGCTGTGGCAGTGCCTTTCAAAATGCTTTCCGGCACGTTCATCAGTGCGCAAATCTCACGTGAATTGGTTTCCTTATTTTCATTCAGCTGCATTTCAACTGATGTGTTGCTTGCCTCCTGAAACTTAACGCCATTATTCAGAATCATCACATTTTCTTCGTTGTCTCCATACAAACGATTCCAGGCATCACGCAACGCATCAAGAGTCGGTTGGTCCAGACGCTGTTCAGATTGCAGAAAACCGCGTTTGTTCCCGCCTTTTTTCACTAGACTGTTTTCAAATCGTAAGGTATTATATCCGACATTGATAAGTGTTGGATTTTCCTCGACAATGCTAATGCCTCTTGCACCGTCTTTCGTGTTGCGGAGAATCTTGATGAACTCAAATGGCCGATAAATTCTGCCGTTAATGAGCATCTGATAATCTTTGAATATCGGATCCGTATTTTTTTGGATGGCAATCGATTCTTCATTGACATAATGAATACTCACGTATCGGTTGCCGTCTTTGTTGATATAGGCATAACCGCCTTTACCCAGAAAATAATCTGTGACCATCGCTTTCCAAAACTGTACCGCATCCAGCGTATCCCCGGTTTCATCATTCAGCAGTTTCACCCGTCTGTCATCCATGACTTCTGTTACAATCTTGCCTTTTTTCTCTTCATCCCATTCTTCGCAGTAAAGCTTAATCGGAATCATCGAGATGGTACTGGCAATATAGTCAAGGCATCCGGCAAACGCAGGAATTTCAAGCGCTTTTCGTTTATCTGCCACACCGGAACCCATCAGCGCCCGTAGAAGCATTTCACTAACCTCAACACCGCTTTCGGCTCGTTCTTCAATGACAGGAGCCTCTGCCCGTTCCTCTGCCGGAGGAAGTGCCTGGATTTCCACCATTTCCGGTTTAACCCGTTCTTTTTTTCTCGAAAATAACCCCATCGCCTCACCTCCTTAAATGAATTGGAATGTAAATGTATTGCCATACAGCAGTTCCTGCTGCTGCAGATACATAGCGTTAATTAAACCAACCACCATATCCACTTTTCCGTTGGATTTTTTCTTGTTCACATACTTGTTGAGATTAGTATCCTCTGTACATCGTGCATTCTGAAAATTGATTTCTAACATCTGATTTGCTTCGTAAGCGAAATTTCCACTTAAAATCTGCTCTTTTAGAAATTTCGTCGGCATATGCAGCACACTGGAATGCTGTTTGATTTCCACGCATTCATATCCTGCTGCCTCCAGTTTCTGCACGGTAGACACCGCATTCCAACGGTCATAACCAATCTGTACGATTTCTACACCTGTTTTGTTTTCAATGTTCAAAAGAAAATCCTCAATGACGGTATAATCAACGACTTCATCACCGCAGGCAATACAAACTCCGCTATCAATCAGGCGCTTATAGTCTACTGATTCCTTTTTGCTTTTCATCAGAACACGACCGGCAGGAATAAAGCCCCACGCTTTTGCGTAAAACTTGCCGTTATCTACGGTAATCATATCTACAGCTACATTATCCTCACTCAAACTGAGGTCAAGACCAATAAATACCCGTTTCCCGCGCCAGAAGTCTGGATTTACAGGAATTTTGCAGGCTTGCACTTTGGTGATATCAATATAGCCCTCTGTACCCAGCCCTTTGTATTTAATATTGTTGTGTTTGCATAGATAGTTCTCGCGTTTGTTCTCATAGAGAATTGCCATGTCGCGCATGTTTATCAGATTATCAAAGATATAATCATGGACCACAGCCACAGGATTCGACTGATATATAACAAGGTCATTCGTCATCCACTGGTCATTGATTAATAAATCATCGTCCGGCTCATACAGCAGAGCAAATCTGCGTCTATCATGCAGTAAACCATCCAATGTTTTTTTACTGATATCAACCTCATCAATCATGCAGTTATTGTCATTGGGATACTGGGTAGAAATGATGATACCAAGTTTATTCAGCAGTGTAATCTGGGATGATCGCATGGCTTCTACCGGGTAACTGTCCATTGCTCCCGCCTCATCGGCAAGAAAGGCATTGGCAAGCTTACCGTCCATCTTATCTTCCGAATATGCCAGCGGCGTGTAATCGCTTTCAGTAATCAGACAGCGAATTTCACTGCGCAGCAGCTTAAACGATGTAGACAAATGCGGGCTCACCTTGATTATCTTCTTGATAGCAAGCTGCAGTTCTTTTGATAGCTTCAAATCTGGCGCCACAGAAAAAAACCTGCTGAATTGCTGGTCAGTCAGCATTAGCAGGATAAATATCACAGCAGAATTGAATGTCTTGAAATTCTTTCGGCAAATTTCAAGCACCGCTGTATGGTAATATCGAATATTGCCATGGTCGCTATGCAGTTTCGTGCAAAGCACCGCCACAATCAGAAACCATGCATAATCTTCTAATCCCTCATCCATTGGACACTGCAGATCAGGATGAACCATAAGACCTAACAGTTTTGATATTTTCGTCATTGCCTTTTCGTCTACATAAGCTTCCGGTTCATTACCCTCTACAATCTCAAGCCACTGTTCTGCCTGAAGCTTGACATAACGCGGAACCTTACGCCCTGCCTCTGTTGTACACCACTTTGCATATTGATATCCGCGATTATCTTCAAGCTTCATTCACTCAACACCTTTGCCAATGGATTTTCATTTACGTCAACTTTCTTTGGAATACTGCGCAATGCTGCAGATATTGTCATAATGTTTTCGCGCTCAATATCAAACATCATTTTGCGCTTTGCCTGGAGCTGTTTGTCCAGACTGATAACCGAACTCTGCAGATTATTTTTCATTTTGTAATAAGCTGATAAGGTCATCTGGCCTGATTCAATCAGCTCATCCTTATCGGCTTCCAGTTCATCAATGCTATGCAGAAAATTGCTCCTGCGCTGTTCAAATTCATGACATTCCGCATGAAGAATACAGTATCGATTAATAACAGCTTCATAAATGGCATCGTTTTTCTCGATAGTTTTTAAAAGTTTGTTCAGTCGCAAAAATTCTTTGTGAGCCACTTCATTGTTTTTTACTTCCGGGCGCTCTTTTAGTGAGGAGCCCGTTGCAAGTGCCTTTTCGCCTTCTTTTCGTTTTTCCAGCTCCGCCTTTGTACGGTGCGATTTCCCTTCGGCTTCCAGTACACTCACAGGTTTTGCTGGTGTCGGCATTCTTATTTCACTCCTTACTTTTTCTCGGAAAAAATCTGATGTGGGAATATTTTATTCAAAAAAGTTCGCTGTCGGTGTGACGCTTTCTCCTAATTTGTAATATCGCCCCCTGGGGGGATATTCTGCGCCAGAATTGACAATAATTCGCCTCTAGGTATCTTTCCTTGTTCAGCCATCTCATGGTGTCTTAAACACAAAGTTATGAGGTTTTGATTATCCAGCTTTTTGCTCTCATCCTCTTCCAATGGGATGATATGATGCACTTCTAGCTGTTCATGATTCAAGCGTTTAACAGTACCATGGAGATTACGCAGACAGACCTGACAAAGATAATGGTCACGCTGTTTTATCTCCTCTCGTTTTTTCTGCCATGCAGCAGTCGAACGAAACTGGTCTTTATTGTTATATCGCTTCATCGGTTTCGGTTTTCTTCCGCAGTCATAATTCTTTTCATGAATGCGCCCACAATATGGACATGATTTTTTTATGACATTCACCTGCTTTCAAACGCAAAAAAGACAACCCGAAAAGGATTGGCTTTTGTAAAAATTTATTCAAATTTTCAAAATATTTCGTCTTTTCCTGTTGACAACCACCTCGCAAGGTGGTATAATTAAACCATAGAGAGGAGGTGAACATCCAGTGGGTAAGAAAAAGAAAAAGCTATCAACCAAGGAAATCTTAGAGCTGATAATACAAGCGCTGATTGCCCTCGGCACACTAATTACAGCTTACAAATCCTAAATCGATAGCATAGCGGAGGGCAACCTCCCTCCGCTATTATCTTACCATACACATTGGATAAATGCAAATGAAAGCTACTAAATTTCTAACTCTTGCCCTTGCTGCCAACTTTGCAGCGGCAGTTGCATCAGATTGGGCACCTGCCAACAAAGCATTGGTAATTGCAAATGCTCTTGCTGTTCTCGCCATGGTTGCAATACAATTCGTTTTTGGAAAGGATTAATACAATGAATCTTCGTGCAATTCGTCTGGAACAAGGCTTATCTGTTCCAAAGCTATCTGCTCTGGCTGATGTGCCGGTGCGCACCATTGAAAATATTGAGCGTAACGATGAATGCAAAGTATCTACCGCTATCAAATTAGCAAAGGCGCTCAATGTTACACTGGATGCTCTGTGTATCTCTGATGCAGAATAACACAACAAAAGCAGGTCGCCGTTTCCGGTGCCTGCTTTCGCTGTTCATAAGGAGTGCACAATCGCTCGACCAAAAGTAGCCCCTGGCAGGAATCGAACCTGCGTAACCTCCATCAACAGAGGCATGGAGTGAGGCTGAATGACCAGCCTCTGCGCCTGACCCTGAACTCATGGCAACTCATGTTTTTCCTTCGTAAATCCCAGTTTATATATTATCACAGTTTGGTGTGTCATTGTGTGCCATCTTTAATCTGTTTAATGCTCTGCTATGGATGCGGTGTGTCTGTTTCCAGCTGTAGTTTAGATTGGCTG